AAATTATTGGGTATTTTTATATATTTGTGTTGACACAGAATATTTCGGAGAGATGGTTGGTTATTTTAAAATAAACATACCAAACTAAAAACATAAAATAAAATGTAAAATAACATAATTAGTAAATGAATTTTAAGTAAAATTATAATGAAACCATAATATTATAACCTCGTTTACCAGGACTATTATTTACATCAACTCCTTTTTTATTTTCTTCTTTGTAATTTATTTTTTCAAACTCCTCTTTAAATTTTTTCTGTGTTTTCAAACAGGTTTTATCATTTATTTTACACCACATTTCATATATTTTGAAGATATCCTTTAAACCAAATCTTAAGTTTGTTTGTTCTGTTTTTTTACAACATGAATTTGCAAATAATAATATATCACTATTAATTAATGATTCTCTTGAAATGTTTGGGTGAGTAATATGTTTAATAGGTTGAGGAGTTACAATTTCTAACGAAATAATTTCTGGTTTATCTTTATCATATAAATATAACCAACCATCTGGAGTTTTCCAATAATATTTTTCTGGAAGGCTGTCTTCTATAAAATCACTCCCGTCTTCATTTGTATATCCGTGAGTATTACGTTTGTATTTTTCTTTAAGAACCGAATATTTTACTTTGTCGCCATAAACCATATATGGTGTTTTGCGTTTATAATCGTTTGTCCTCGAAGGGAATGTTTTGTTAGAAGTATGTGTATATCTTAAAGAAATATAAAGTTTATCGTCGTTATCATACGCTAGGTTCCATAAATGAGTGTTTTCAACATTAATCATATTTCTTGAATGATTATCTCGGTAGCTACTTATATTTTGTTTGTCCCATTCAATTCTGGTAAATCTATCTTTATGAAACCCATTATCATCCTTTCGAAATTTACGGTCAGTAAACCAATCAGGAGTAGGATTTTTAATTAATTCAGGGAACTTATCGTAATGTTGACATCTAAATTCATCAATATTATTTTCAAATGATTCCAAACAATCGATTGGTTCATCTTTTTGCGTTATTTCAAAAATACCATATTTTTTTTTAAAATCATCAATATCCATTTCTTTTATTTCATTAATACAAATGTAATCTGACAAATTAGTTTTTTTACATCGTTCACTTATTTCAGTATCACTCATATCATCAATAATAAATAATTTATAACCATTATGTTTTTTGTCAAAATATTTAATAATTTTTACATTTTTGCGTTTCTTTGACACGTCGATATTCTTCATATATTTACCAAACTTAAAATCACCATTATCTATTATACTTTCTAATAAATCTTTAATTTCTTCCCAAGACCCACAAGTCATAATATATTTTTCAATTTCTTTTATAAATTTTACATAAAAATTCTGTATTATATCTTGTAGTTCAGGCGTAGTCCATAAAGTAAGTTTCATACTTTTATTCTTGAGTTCTAAATCATTATATTTACCTTGTAATCTTAATCGTTGTGAAATATCGGTGCAATTAAATGAGGCGTGAGACACGAAATATTGGTCTGTCAAATGTAACGAATAATTATCATAATCGTCGCTTGTAAAAGAATACCCCCTTTCTCCATATTTACCTGTTATTGTTATAACTGTTTTATATAAAATTTGCGCGCCGCTTTTTTCAAATAAAATTCTTAATAATTTATAAACAAACTTTATATTTAATATTTTGGTGTTTATATCAAAATAGCAATAATTATTAGATAATTTTTCTGATTTTTCAGTATCTATTGGTAACCCGTATATTCCTCCAGGCTGCCATAATCTTTGACCGGTTGATGATTGCTGTGGGTCCCATTCAGACCAATATTTTATTTCTTTCTCGTATTTTTTTGATAAATATAATCTTAAACAATTTCCGTGAAATATTACAATAAATAAATCAGGAAAATCCTTTATTATTTTATAAACTAAACTAAACTGATTAATTCTTACTTTTTCTTCTGATATTAATAACGAATTATATTTTACGTTTTCCCGTTTCACAACGTTTTCTATAATTTTTTTTATATTTATATTATAATCCTCGACAATATCGTATTTACTATAATCCCACCACGAATTAACGATTGGTTTTGTTATTAATTTTTTATGTTTATCCTTATATTCCTTTTCTTCTGGTGTTAATTCATGATCCGGTTTTTCTTCTTCTGTGTTAAATGTTATAGAATTATTAAATAATCCAAAATAATCATCAGACCTCTTCATTTTATGAACTTGTGATATCTTAATTTGTATATCACAATTATCACTTAATCTGGTTGTTATATTATATAGCAACGAATGTGCTGTGCCTGTGATATGTAAGGCATATCTTACCTTTTTATATATTTTAGCAAGTAATATCTCACACGCGGTGGAATCTTTTGTATCATTATCATTAGTTCTATCGTTTGAAGATGTTGGACTCATTAAATCACTTTCATCAACTAATGTGGTTATATTTACAAGTTCATCATTGTAATAAATATACTCACTAAATTTCGTATTTATTTTTGCTAACTGAGTATGGTTCATTAAACAACAAAATATGTCACTTGAATTGATTGCTTCTTTATTACTTAACTTACTAATAATATCGCTATTACTTATATCTGTTAGTTTTGGAAGTGTATAATCTTTCCAATATTCAACATTCGATTCCTGAAAATATTCTTGGAGTTCACTATTAAAATCTTGGAAAAACGTTTTTATAAATTGAATATTAAAATTGTAATTTTCTGTTCCACCAATATCATCTTGTAATTGTTTTTGGTCTATCCCCAAATTTCTAAAAATGTATAAAACAGGCCTTTTTAGTATATAAACCGAAATCCACATAATTATACATGCGTGAACTCTTTTTCCAAGTTGTATATCTCCCCATAATAATTCTACGATTGATTTTTCATTATCTTCTAAATTAAGTGCATTTAATAAATCTTCTTCAAATGAAGGTACATTAATGTTTTTCGGAATATGTTTTAATTTTATTGGATTTGTTCCCCAATTATGTCTCTCTAAACTTTCTCCATTTATGTACTTACACTTATTTACCATATTATTTATAATTTTTTCAAGCGGTTTTTTAAATATTTCATTTCTTTTTTTGTAAAACGTATTTATTTTAGCTCCAAGATATGTCATTCGATTATTTATGTTTATGTTTATATTTATATAGTATAAAGGCAAATATTTAAATCATTTTTATTATAATTATAATAAAAATGCCTTGTAAAAAAGCCTAGTTATTTATTTATTTCTATTGACACATAATATTTTTTGGAGAAATGGTCTAATAATTATTTAATTGTGTTGTTAACCTGGTTGGATAATATAAAAATAAAAAAGGATGGATTTCCCTTTTTTATTTTTTTCTCTTATATCATATCATTATTTGCTTTAATCAGTTTTACACTTCAAATGTCGATTTAATAATTATATTTATTTTTTCTTATAATTTCCATATGTCACATGTTCGTATGTTGCGCGTTTTAGATTACCAACATTAACCACAATATCGCCTTCATCGCTATTATATAAGGATTTAAGTTTTGAATTATATAGCACACTTGGGTTAATTACATATTCAACTTTGGCAACCCTTATGGTTTCCTTCTCATTTATTTTTGTTTGGTTTTCAATATTTTTGGCAACCCTTATGGTTTCCTTCTCATTTATTTTTGTTTGGTTTTCAACATTTTTCAGAATATTCATTTTAATTCTTTTAAAGGAGTAATGATTGTATTTGTTTTTACAACTTAATGTTAAAAGCATTTCAATTTTATTATATAAGTATTTAATATTATGGTTACTAAAAATTGAAATGCTTTTATACAAAACAACAAACAAATAATAATGACAAAAATAATTCACAATCCAACTATTCAAAACTATATAATAAAATATATTAACTGAGACCTTATACTTAAACCAAAATAAAATGTTCAACTATTATTATATTTTATAAAGTATCAGATAAATATATTAATTATTGTAGACATAAAAAAATAATTAAACTTATAGTTTATGTTTATAGATTTATGTAGACACAAAAAGAATAATTAACTATTTGGTATTTTTATATATTTGTGTTGACACAGAATAATTCCGGAGAGATGGTCTATTATTTATTGGTTTGTGTTGACATATTTTGTATATTGATTATTTTTACATAAATATATATTTTGAATTGAATTAGAATTAAGTATTAGTTGTATTTTTTCAGATAATTCGTTAAACCAATCATACGTATCATTATAAACATCCTCTTGTAATAAACGAATAACTGAATAACCATTATCATTCGCACATTTTTCTTTAAATTTATCGTTATATTGTTGTTCTTCTGGATTAGACCAGTTACGAACTTGTTGAAAGTGTTGTCTACCATCTAACTCAATAATAATCTTATATTCTGGAATACAAAAATCAAATGGAAGGTTCCTAATATTTTTACACCAATCTTGTTTGAATTGGGTAATTAGTGAAGGATATTTTAATATTAATATTTGATTTAATTTACCTTCTGTTTTATTTTTACATAAAACACAACCATAACCAGGATTAATATGGTTGCTTGGTTGTTGTAGAAATTCACCGTGTGTTTTGCAAATAATAATAATTTTGGTGTTTGATTTTATATAATTACTTTTTGAATAATCATATCTATCTCCGTGTATTTTAATTGCTTTTTCTATAAAATCAACAGTATTACTTTTTCGACTATTTGCTCGTTGAATAATTCCACATTTTTTACATCCTTGTCCGGTTATATGACTATATGCAACCTGTGAAAACTCTCCGTGTATTTTACATATTATTGTTATTTTATCGTCAATTGAAATATAATTACTTTTTGAATAATTATATTTTTCCCCGTGTATTTTTATTGCTCTTTCTATAAATTGTTGCGTATCATTTCTTATACTTTCACCTCTTCTATCGTCATAACATAATTGACATCCTGAACCCCTTAAATGGTTAGTTGAAATTTGTTCAAATTCGCCGTGCTTTTTACAAATTATTAAAATTTTTTCGTAAATACCACTATATATAACCTTTGAATAATCATATTTATCACCATGTAATAATTTTAGTTTTTCAATAAAATCGTTATTATTGAATTTTCTATTTTCACCTCTCATTATATCAGCACATTTTTTACAACCACCTTTACGATTTATATGAATATCCCTTAATTGTGAAAATACACCGTGAATTTTACATACTATATTTTTAATTTCGCCATTAATATAATCGATATTTGAGTAATTATATGTATCGTTATGAATTTCTATTGATTTTTGTATTATTTCTTCCCGTGTAAATCTGCGGTTATTGCCTCGCAATATATCAGCACATTTTTTACAACCACCTTTACGATTTATATGATTATCCATTAATTGTGAAAATACACCGTGAATTTTACATATTATTATTATTTTAGTTTTACAATTCTTATATTCACTTTTGGAATAATCATATTTATCTCCGTGGATTTCTTTTGCTTTTTGTATAAATTGTTCTGTATTCATAATTGTAATGTTATATTAATTACGATTATAACCTTATATTCATTCAATTTTAAAATTAATTGGATATATAATATTTAACATTAAGTATTTGAAACTAAGTTAAATATATAAAAT